CATGCTTGACGGCTTTCGGTTTGTGCTAGAGACTTTTCACTATGAAAGCAATAACAATGATAACACTGACGGCGATGCTGATGGCATCGGGAATGGCGGAAGATGATGATTGTGGCAGAAGTGAAATGAGTAATTTCATAGGTGGTGTTTATAGGGGAGAAGGATCTTTTGCCATGACAAGGAATGTTGCCAATGGACCTTCTGGTTCAATCATACGATCTGGCAATACATTCTTTACTCCAGAGGGGGTTTGCAGAAAGGTTGGAAATACTTATTTGTGTTATGACGGAGTAGTGGTTTCCACTGGAAAATCATTTGTTGGATACGATCATTTCGTTGCAAAGGCTGGGAATACTTATGTTGGTGATTATACTTCAGTTGGAACTGGGTCTACAATTTTGCGACCTAGTTGGGCAAGCCGTTAACCCTGCCCAAAAATAGCTAATCTATTCCTTATTCTATTTTCTAGGCCACCAATAAACTTCTTGCGTTCTGGATTCTCCGATGCCCTGCGGTACTCGTCATCAAGTTGAGCCTTGCTTGCTTCGCGCATAAGCGATCTTGGCTCAACTTGGTTAATTGCCTGCAATGTCTTTGGTCCCATCCCACCATCCACAGCCACATTCTGCCCTAGTGCATTCAACCCTTGCTGGATGTATTTCGTTGCACCGCCCAAGCCACGATTAAACGCGAGATCCTGCGTGAACGGCTGGAGTGGTTGTGGGAGTTTTTCAACGAGTGGCGCGGTATATCCTTGGATGTACTCTGCCGCTGCTTTCGCTCTTTCTTGCGGAGGCAACGCTGAGATTCTCTTAAACGCTTCTGGGTGGTATCGGTCATTGATTCCAGCTACTTCGTAGCTTCCACCTTGATCGCCAGAGGGCAACTTATATACAGCAAGATTACCTTGGTTGTCCTTGCGACCCTCCCAATCAACTGTTTGCATACCAGCGTTAATAAGATTTGAATAATCTGGTCTAGACGCAGAAGATGATTTAGGCCCAACAAAATTTGGTTTTGACTCAAACAATGATTTTTCAAGATTATCTCTACTCATTTTATCCTCCAGTTCTGAAAACCTAGCAGCAGAACGCATCTTCTCTTGCATTTCGACTAACTTGCGCCCCTTTTCGTCAACATAGCCAACACCCGTATTTACGGCTGGGGCAGTGTAGTCGGATTCTATTTCGTCCCTGATCTTGCTTTTAGATATTCTTGATTCAATTGTTGCCATTATTTTGATTGTTCTTCAACTTCTTCAAGAAATGCGTTAATGTCTGGATTGTTATCCTTTTTATTGATATTTGCCAACGTGGATAGGGCAGCAGCAGATGAAGATACTGGCGTGTTCAAATTGCTTGCCAGCCAGTTCACATATTTAGGACTTGTCATAAGTCTTGCCGCCTGGTCTGCCTGTAAAAGCACGCCAAGTACGCCTGCTGCAAAGCCAAACTTGCCAGCCGCCAGAGATCCCTCAAGGCTTGCAATAGTTGCTGGGCCAACAACAGCACCAGAAGTTCCACTAGGATTAGCCATTATTTGACTAGATTCGCGTATCATGGACGAAACCTTGGCTATATTATCCATGTTCTTTTGAAACTCTGAGCCAAACCTTCCAAATAGCTCTTTTCTTGCCAACGGATCGAGCGATGCGTAATTTGTCAAAAATCTTGACGTACTAAAGATTTCACCAGTTTCGTCCTGCGCCCCAGGGAGAGCGCGCCCCATTCTTGCAACGAATGTTGAGACAACAGCCTTTTGATCGTCTTTTTCTACTGTTCTTAAAAGCTGTCTTAACTTGGACGGACCATCCTTTGACCCGCTAATAATTGACTTGTAAACATCCTCGCCATTGTTTTTTGTTAATATATTCCCGACATTTTCAACACGATCATGAAACGCGCGAGTGTAGTTATTGGCACGATTGTAAGCATTTCTTGCTGATTCGTATGGCGCAACTGCATTATCTATATCTTTTGTGATTGATTTGTAGAGTGCCTTGTATTGCGATTGAACAATTGTGTCTGGCACTGGTCCCACATTCGATAATTGTTCGCCAACTTCTGTTCTGAAATCTCTTAAAGTCTGGAACGGAATCATTCCTTCTTCGTTCTTGCTAGCCTTTAAGGCATCCTGAATCGCCAGTATTTTCTTATTGGCAAAAATGTTTTTCATTTCTGGGGATTGCTCGAATCTTTTTGCAAGACCCCTTAACATGTCCTCAGTATTGCTAACAGTAGCCTTGCCCTGCGGGAATAATTTATCTGCCTTATTGTATAATTCAGACTGCACTTTTCTTGCAGTTGGCAAAAATATATTTTGATAGCTTTGGCTTGCGCCCCGACCAGCAAGGACTGGTTCTTTTACTTTAGATAATTCCGCCCTTATTTGCTCAACTCGACCACCAACTTCCGCTTGTTGCTCTAATGCTTTTTCTCTGAATTTCATTGCGCCACTAGGGAATTTCCCGAATGTAGTTTCCATTTGCTGTAGTTCTGGCGATCTAGTCGCTTGTCCTGCTGACGGGCTTGTGCCAGCCGCCCTGTATTCTTGGATTGTTTGCGCTATTTGTTCTGGTGTTTTACCGCCTCGCAAAATTCTGATTGTTGCTCCTCTGCTCGATTCTGTTATCCCAGCAGGAGCAAGAGCCAAGGCTCCTACTTTGCCCAGCCCTAGTTCCCTTCCTGTTCTGGCAACTTGCGCCATGCGGCTAACGGAACCAGGAACCACAGAGCCAGCGATGCCAGCAACAGCCTGTAACGGCATTGGAAGGTCAGCATCTTCAGCTAGGCCAGCAGCCATGCCGCCCGTCATTGCTGAAGCCGCCTGCGTTCTAGGGGATGCGTATAAAGCCTTCCCAATTTCTTTCAAGAATGGACTTTTTGCAACATCCGCAATAATTTTTCCACCAGACATTATTGGGACGAGTCCAGACGCGCCTTCGATAGCTCTCTCCTGCATTGTTTCAAATGCGCCGCTTGGTTTTGGTAATCCAATGTTGTTTTTAACCTCTTCCAGAACTTCGCTCAAAACAGGCAGTTTGCCCATGCCAGTGTTTTCGGCAACAATTGCATTATATACTCTGGCCCCAATATCCGTTAAAAATCCAGCAGCAGCTCCTGCTTTTGCTCCCATTCCTGGCACTCTAAGCGGAGTTCCAAGAATAGCACCACCAGCAGCCCCAACTGTCGTTGGATTTATTGCTGCCCTAGCAAGAAGCCCTGCCTCTCGCATTGCGTAATCAGAAAGCCCAGCCTCCTCTTTTACAGGAGCAGACACTTCGTTTCCTCCGTCTAGGGGTCTAAATGCCATATAATTTACGGCTCCAATATCCCTCTTCGACCTCCAATAATTACCATGTCGCCGTCCCTTTTCCCAGCCCTTCTTGCCTCTTCTTCGGTTGCAAATGAGTTAGCTGAAGCAGATTTAGGTGACGATACAAACGCATTAAAATCCTCTGGCTGTCCGCCTGCACTAACAAGATCAGAAAGTCTCTTTACCCTAAACCCACTAACAGATGCGGTTGAAACAATTTTTCGTGCCAACGCGCCTTTTAGTGCAAGTAGTTTTTCTTCTGCGTATGGGAAATATGGGTTGGAAACTATTTCGTTCATCAGTGCGGCATCTTGATCCGACATTGCACCTGGTCCAGCAATGGCCAATCTTAACTGGCCTCGCAAGCCACCCCTAATTGCCTGCGCCCTTGCATAGTTTGCGATACTCTTATCATCCTTTAGTTTGATTAGGTCATCTATGTTTTGAGTTGCAGACGAGAAATCAACTATAGCTTTTCGCATTTCATTCGTTGCCTGCTCGTCTCTCCCAAACCCCTCAAGTCCAGGGATGGTGCGCGATGACTCTAAATCTTTTTTGAGTTGTTGTTTCTGGATCGGCTCAAACATTGAGTAAGCGGACTGAATCGCATCCGCCTCTTCTGGCGATTGCGCGCTTGCAAGCCTTTGCTTGTATCCTTGTATCATTTTTGCGGTATCTTCAAACCTTCTTTTAATTGTAGATGTCTCGCCAGCAGCGTATGTTCCTCCAGTCGGAAGCGGAACAGCTCCTGTTAGACCCTCTAAATCTTTTCGCATTGCTTCGCGCGAGGCCAAAAAGGCTGCACGATCTAATTGCATTTGATCTTCTGCGGTTCCAATTCTATTTATTTCTCCAATTGCAGCTTGTTTTGGCATAATAGGTCCAGCAATTTGTGGTTGCAATGGAGTTGCTGCTGCCGATATGTTTTGCCTTCTTTTTGAAAGATCAGATAGCAATTCATCTTGTAGCTGCAAATTTCTTTCAGATTCTTCAAGTCTTCTGCCTAATCCAGCGGCAACTTCAGCAGAATAGCCTGGTTGGTTTCTCTTGCTCTCTTCGTCCATTTTCTGAATTTCAAGGCGAAGCTTCTGCATCTTGAGAGAATCTTCTTCTGCGGCCATCGCAAGTTTATTGCGCATGGCTTGGTCATAGTCACGTCCCGCTTGTGTTATGGCTGGCATAAATCAATAAAAGAACGCACCCGACGAAGGTGATCCAAAAAATCCACTAGGAGCCGCAACTTTTCCGAGCGATGCTACTCCTCCAGCAATATCAGCAAACTGCTGCGCACCAGTCTGCTGCCTAGAAATTGCACCAACCTGCGCACCATAGGTGCTGGCTCCATAGTCAGCCTGCGAGCGATAAAGCTGGTTAAACGCATTAGTAAGCTGGACTGGAATCTGCTGGTCAACCGCTTGATAGAAGTTAGCAGCCGTAGACGGCTGCTGATTAAACCCACCAGGCAAGGCTTGGTTGGCTTGGATATACTGCTGCATCGCGCTCTGCTGTTGCCCCGTGCGTGCGCCTGCGAGATTGTAGATGGAAGGTCCGCCACCAATGAAGTTAGCGGCTGCACCCAGCCTGTTTTGACGCAATGCGTCACGGAACGCTATATCAGCTTTGAGCGCATCACCACTCGATAAGCCAGATCCAAGGAAGTTTTGCGCTGCCCCGTAGCGTGCCAACTTGCGTTGCTCGCCAGCAGCACCGATCTGTGAGGCTTCCTGTACTGCTGGTCCTAGACCAAAGACGTTGCCACGGGCAGTCTGTGCGGCTCGGATAGATTGCTCGTATCCACGCCGTTCTTCCGCACCAATGGTCGAACCAAGGCGTAATTGATTAAGAGCTTCGTCTTCGATGGTCTGACGAATCTGCTCAGTCTCTGGCGTTGTCGTAGCTCCAATTGGCTCAGTTGCCATCTGGCGATACTGCTGGCCCAAGCCAACCGCAGTACGGTAGGAATCGGGATCAATCTGGAAAAGCTGTTGTGAAGCACGCTCTTCGGGTAATTGGACAAAGGATCTAAACGAGGTGATCTCCTTTAGTCCTTCTGGGCTATCTATCGTGATAGGCTTGAAATTCTTTTGCATATCCTGCGCGCCAGTAACTGCGCTAGTTACGCTTTTCAAATCATCGTTGAGTTGCTTGACGAACACCTCGGAGGAGGTGCGCCTAGCATCGCCAGCGGGAAGGCCAGCAAGAAGTTGATTGGCCGTGTTTAGACGTTCTTGAATCCCAGCAATCTGAGTGTTGCCGCGCTCAATCACGCTGTTTAAGCGGGATAGCTTTGAGTTGTTGTAATCTTGAACAATTTGATCGTCTGATACTTGGAAGTTTAATTTAGATCCAAGGTCGGACGATCCATAATTACGATCAGCGGAAAGTTGTGATAAGGCTTGGTTAAAGGCTGGGCCTGCGGGACCAACAGTTCCGCCCCCAGATTGTTCGCCAGTAAGAGCGCGGATTTGATCGGATAAGGTGTCGTATTGCTTTTCCCTAGAAAGAATTGGATCAATTCTTCCCCTAATTGCTTCATCTATCCGCATGTTTGTAATTGAATCATTTGCGTCTGTTATAGCTGCATCAAGATTATATCTTCCGTTTCCTATTGCATAGCTATCTGGATTTAGTCCCATTGCCCCTATGTAATTGCGCACTTCGGAACTTGCGTCTGCTCCGTATTTTGCCAAATCTGCTCCTTTGGGTTCACCAGCTCTTCCGCTGTAATATAGGTATCTAGACCCAGCAGCCGCACCGCCACCATGTTGGCTTGCGCTTTTAATATCGGCTATTGAGATTACGCCTCTAATTTGTTGTGGTGTCATGTTAAGCAGTTAGATTTGGATTACCAATGTTCGTGCCAATCGTGCCATAGAAATCAACTGGTCCTGGCTGGCGGTTGAACGCCACATTCTGCTCAACTGAGCCGTAGGGTGAAGTGCCATACAAACGCTCGAATTGGCGAGTCATCTGATCCCCTAGCCCACGATTCAAGGCATACGCCTGTGGGCTAGTCTCATACTGCCTGCGCAACCCCTCCAGTGTGCGTTGCGGTCCGTACTGCCGTTCTAGCTGCATCCCAGCCTGCACGCCTGCCTGCTGGTCTAGGGCCGATAACTGCCGTTCCAAACCGCGCTGGGCTGGTAGATACTGAACGCGAAGCTTGTTTTCCAAGGCTGCCATCTCTGGAGCCTTTTCAATATAAGTATCAATGTTCATCCTGTACGCAGCCGCATTAGCTTCCGCAACCTTTTGTGGATCGGGCGGAGGGGGCGGTGAAGGAATAGAAGGAGATCCACCCACGGTGTTAAACCCTAGCCTTTCGCATAAATGTCATATAGTCGTAACTCCTTGGTTTTCCAGAACGATTAAAGGTGATCCGCTTGCGAGGACCAAAACGCTCCCAAAGGAGCAACAGCAAGCAACGTAGAGATTTACCACCCTTTGAGGAGATCGTCAAGTCAACAAAGACATTCTCCCCATCTTCGCTATGCACATAATGGTCAGCCTTTTGGCCGTCCTTGATGCACCTAGCCAGAGCCACGCCTGCTATCTCCTCCCCATCCTTGACCACGCCTACCATCCCCTGCTTCTCGAACCAGCCGTACCAATCCTCTAGGTTGGGCCACATGGACTCAGGTACGCCACTTTGTTCAATATATTCAACAGCCGTCATATTGTTTGCTGGATCTGAACTGTATCTGGATTGGCCGCAGCCGTGATCTGGCGGATAGCCATCTTGTTTGCTGAACTAGAAATCTTGATATTGATTAAACGCCACTTCTCGTACTTGCGCAGATCGCTGGCAAGCTTCTTCTTGACCGAGGAAGGCAGGACGGCTGGCAAGGTAAATGGCAAGGTTAGAGTTGAACTTGCAATGTTAATGTTGGGAGCAACGCTGACATCCCCTACATCCACATCACGCTGGATGAAGATGTTGGCATCATTGGAGAATGAGTTGTCAAATACAACCTCGAAGTGGCTACCATATTTTAGGGAGAAAGGATCTCCAAAGTTAAAATCTTTGGTTCTTACAAATGATTCATAAGCTGTTCCAGAATCAACGTAATCAGATGAAGTAGTCCCAGCGGGAGTTTTATACCCAGCATACTTGCTAATAAGTCCTGTTGTATTTTTCAACATCAACCTTGAGCCTTCTGCGTTGAAGTTGGTTAAAGCAAACTGCATTGCCTTGAGAGTCCAAGTCCCCTCAAACGCCCCTAGCGCGGTGTTGTAAACCAGCAAGGTATCGTTGGTATCATTGGCCTCAGTTGGGATAGCCAGAAAGTATCTATTGTCGTAATACATGGCAGTAGATACTGCAATAGCCTGCGTGTTGATGCTCTGGATAACGTCTTTAACTATCTCGGAAATTGGTATTCCAACTGAGCTAAAGTCATCCGCTACTGACCGCACCAGCGACCTGATGCCGTTGTCAGACAAGAACAATATGTCGCTACTTACTTGAACCGCAGTGCCAGTAGCAACGCACCCTGTATTGTTGGATATGATAGACACAATCCAATCGGCTGCTGTGGTTGCATCGCTAGGGATATCTACTTGGAATACCCTGCGCTTCTTGAACACGATGATCCTATTCTTGTAGTACGGAACGATTGCAGTTATCTCGTCACCATCATCGCCGTTGACAATAATGCTGTTGGCCGCATCCCATATTGAGGGATCTAATATGTCCGAGGCGTAAAGCGTGTTTCGGTTAGCCCCAGAACCAACTGCAAACAACCTGTTCTCTGTGTTAATCAAAAGCCTCAAGCCCTGTGGTGGTGGGCTGACCGTGGCTGTGGCAGTCGCGCCTGACCCATTGCCAACGATTGTGATTGTAGGTGCTGCCAAATAACCAGAACCACCATCAACAACAGTCACGCCTGTTACTGCGCCACCAGCAACTGTTGTAATAAAGGTTGGCACTGTCCCGCCCAAATTGGGTCCAGTAGCAATTGCCGTTGCGCTGGTGTATCCGCTTCCAGCAGTAGTAACTGTTACAGCGCGAACCTTGCCCCCTTGCCTTGTAATAATGCTACCATCCCAATAATGAAAGTCTCCGTCAGCATCGGCTAGGTACATCTTGTCGTTAAACTGAGCCATCGAAACTTCAGTTGCGCTGTTGACTGAATAACCATTAGCCCACTGCTGAGTTGTGTAAGAGTTCCATGTGTTTGTTAATTGAAGCCAAGTAGCATCAATTGGATGCATGGTTGCAGTGCCATTTGAATCAATGCTAAAAAACCTTCCGTTGGTTACAGTCAGCAACTGCTCGTTGGCAGCAGTCTCGTAGTAACGCATCCCGCCAACAGAACCAACCGCGCTGGTGGCAGTAGTGCAAAAGTTTGTTGTGCCAACGCGAGTTTCAAGATTGCCCTTTGGGGAAAGGGTCATGTTTTGTAACTGCTGTACTTGATTCTCGGCTAGTAAGTCAGATTGCAGGCCGCTGGCTTGACCGCCTAAAAAGCTCCTAATGCCGTCAAACGCCAAGAGATCGTCTAGGTTATTGTCGTAGTAAGGCATGACTGCCTCCCTTTAAGCCGAGAACATTTCTTCTATGGTTAGCTCGCCCAAACTTTGCGGAGTGATCTGCTTGATGCCGCCAACCTGGCTCAACTCGTAGTTGGCCATAGCTGCAAGGTCAGAGTTAGCAGTTTGCGTGATGGCCTGCGCCTTGGCATATTGCCGTTCACGCTCAAGCGCATCAGAATGAGTCAAGGCTAAAACCAAGTGATGAACGTGGGGTAGGCGAAGTTCGTCATTTAAGGCGGAACTAGATGGAGGAAAGTCAACGATGTAGTTTGTCCTAGTAAGACACTTTAGCTTTTCCACAACCCGCAATGGGATTGTGCCAGATGTAGCAAGCCTTGGGTAAAGATTTAGCTCTGCAACGCCACTGCTGTTTCTGCCTGTAAAATGGTAAGTGTCTGGATCTCCAGTACGCGCATCGTCAAGCAATCCTGGGTCTTGGCTTATGATTGTGGCCAAGTCAATCGGATCAACCTCTGCATCGTTGTAAGCAACCGAGAGAGGTGTTTCTACATTGCTGCCAAGCGTGATTGTGCGGTTCGTGCCAACTGAATAGGTGGAGTTGGTTACAGTTTCACGCCAAGGCGCAAAGTCCCATACTCGGCGGTAAGCCAAGCTTGCGGCTTTCTGCAAGAAGGTAAGCGTGTCCGAGTCGGTCTTTCCAACCTTCTCGCCTGCGTATTGGGCGATTTCAGTTAGGGTCATTATTGATTATGGCTTTGAAGGCCAAGCAACACTTTCTGGAGTATCGAAATTTTGAGGTATATCCCTTAAATTCTGTCGGTATGCAGCCCAAGCCAATTTGTCTGCCTTAGAATCAGCAAGCTGAGTCCAATCAGATTTTGATAATAAAGTATCACGATTCAACCTTGTTTGTTCCCATGCAATGTTATTGCTAATGCTATTCCATGCCAAATCAATTTCTTCTTTTGTTGGTTTTTGCTCTGAATTTCCATCAAGCCATACAAGTGTTTCATACGATCCATTGCAAACCCATTGGGATGTTGGCCGAATGTGTTTTATTGCTCTTGCTATATTCATGGTAAGATTTCCATAGCTGTTATTGTTGAAGCCCCACGATAAGTATAAACATTATCTCCGTCTGATATTGATGTATTCAAATACCATGTAGTTCCAAGATATGAAATAGATTGAATTTTGTATGTAACGGATGATGTTGTTGCTGGAGAATCAAGAAAATTTCCACTGATTGTTACTGCATCATCGCCAGACGCTCCAACACTGCCACCAAGTCCAAAAGAAGCACCGCTTGTTGCAATTCTATTGCCTGCCGCAGTTCCAACATTAATTGCGGTTGAATCTCTTAAAAGTCTGATTGCGCTATGATTGTTGCATGATCCAAAAACAGTGTAAAAAATAAGAATTTTGCTTGACGCATTTGTTGGCGTGATGCTTACAGACAATCCTGTAACATCCACAAACGATGTAGATGTTGACGTAAATCCAGACGTGCTTACAGTTGTGCTAACAACTTGAGCAACTTTTCCTGTAGATCCAAGTGCTGCGGTTGAAAGAGTTGTTATGCGACCCTTTGCGTCAACTGAAATTATTGGAATTATTGTGGAAGTTCCGTATGTTCCTGCTACTACTCCAGTAGTCCCAAGCGTTCCTGTTCCCTGGCTTATTGTAAAATCACCTGCAAGTGTTGTGGATAAATTACCAATCGTTCCAGTTGTGCTGTTCAGCGTAGCAATCGTGCCAAGCGTGCTATTGATTGCGCCAGAATAAGTGCCAGTAGAGCTATTTATAAGACCGCTGTATGTTCCAGAGGTAATCGTGGCTGTGCTCGCCGTAAGCGTCTGCACTGTTCCGTTTGTGATGTTGGCGGCAGTCGATGTGGTTGTTCCAGCCGTCAGCGTTGGTATCGTTCCAAGCGTAATACTTGCCGTGCTTGAGGTAAGATTAGGAATCGTTCCAGTAGTAATAGTCGCGCTGGTGCTAATTGTCCTATTGCCCGTAGCCGTGCCGTAGGTCAACGCACCAGATAGGTTTAGGCCAGTATATGTTCCAACAGAAAGAGCATCGTCAAACAAGTTCTGAACTGTTGCACGCCTAGGCGCGCCTGTATCAGAAACACCGCCAACAGCAATCAGAAGCTGGTCGGCAGTCCCTACTGTTGTTAACTCGGTCTGGGTTGTGATTAGGCCAGCGTAGATGCCAGTATCATCAATAAGGTTATGCAGGCCAGCAGCAGTGACAGTGCCGTTAGTGGGAAATGTTTGGGTTCTATTTAGAATTGTTGCCATAAATTAAGCCGTAAACCTCATTGCGGTTGCGTAAATTGTGCCAGCGGGGATTGTTCCATGTGAAGTTATATCTGTATTAAGAATTGTGTATCTAATAACATTTGCACCCTCAACCCTAAATTGGCTCATCATTCTTGCTCCTGCGGCGGGAACTCCAGCAGTACCAGAACTTGAACTAAGTGAAGTAAGTCCACCAAAAACAATATCACCAATCGCTGCACCAGAAACTGTAAATGTTCCAGTTGTTATATTTGATCCACTTGTTATTGAGTCAAGGTCTTGAAGTGTTGCGCCAGTAAATGCAGCAGTTCCATAATTAAATGCTGTGACTCCACCAGTAGAGCCAGTAATCCTAGCTGTTCCAAATGTAGCGGAAGCAATCGTTGATACGTTTACTGATTCAGTTCCAATCGTAGCCGTACCAGTTGACGCTGTGATATTTGAACCAAAAGTAATCGCGCCAAGCTGAAGAGGGATTGTGGCACTGCTAATCGTAGCCGTGCTGATTGTGGCTGTTCCAATCGTAACCGTGCCAGTAGTGGCAGAGATGCTAGAACTAAAGGTGGCAACGCCAGTAACCCCAAGGCTGGAAGACAGGGTGGCTGCACCAGTAACGCCTAAAGTAGAGGAAAGGGTGCAAGCGGCTGTTACACCCAGCGTGGAGGCTAGGGTGGTCGCTCCAGCCGCATTAAGCGTGCCAGTTGAGTTTACGCCTGTCGTAGATAGCTGAAGCGCGGAGGATACGTTGTTGCCATCGGTGATGGTCTGTATCGTGCCGTCAATGCCAGTAAGACCGCTAGTCTTAATTAGCTGGACGTAACTGGTAGAAATGTTCTGCGTTCCTAATGTTGCCATTTTATCTCCCTATCAATTGAAGCGGTTTTTGAGGACATCCCAAGCCATTGAGCAGGCCAGCCCAACGACTCCAGCTACAGCCAGAACCTTCGTCTTTAAGGTTTCCAGCGCACCTAACCTATTAGCAACATCCCCGTGGAAAGCAAGTGACCTTTCTACCATAGAGTAAAGCTGAAGCTGACGCTCCTCCATTCTGGCAAGGCGGATTTCCATGCCCCAGACTTGTTCTTCACTCATGGCTTAGTAGCCCCCAAGTCAGATGCTGCCCCCATATCCGAATATACAGGAAGTGGGTTGTTGTCAACCTTGCGTGGTGAACAGGAGCAGATCAATAAACATATAAATAGAATTTTCATGGATTTGGCAGTTGTGATGTTGGAGGAGTAAAGCTTGCCGTGTATTTTGCTTCTCCTTTTATTATTCTTAAATCATCCATATATCCCATGTAGAAATTTCCTCCACCCTCACCATTGTTAATGTCATTTGCTGCAACAGATAAATCGGCAGTTCCAGAAATGTTTTCCGCACAAGTAAATGTATCCAGCAAACTCCCGCCAATAAAAACCCTAAGACTTGTTCCTTGTCTAGTTATTGCAATATGCGTCCATTGACTTAAAGTTATTGTTCCTGTTGCTGTGAAACTGCTTGCAAATCCAGTCTGAAACACAATATAGCCTGCATTGTAATATAATTGCCATGAATTTGATCCACTTGCATCCCATTTTGCTGCTATGATCTGAAGTGTTTCGCCTTCCATATATAGCCAAGTTTCAATGGTAAAATCTCCAAGTTCAAAATTAAATAAAGAATTATCTGGAACAGACAAATAAGCTCCGCCTCCATCAAAATATCCAGAAGCACCGCCGTATTTGGATTGAGCAGTGCTAATTTGTGAATTACCATTTGCAGTTGCAGTAAATCCATTTAATGATGAATCTATAAAGTTTGTAGATGCATTAGTTCCATTCATGTGCAACAACAAGGATACCGTCCCTGCTGGTGGAGTTGCACCTCCACCAACCTTGCGGATGGTCTGAACTCCTAGTCCTAGAGATAGTCTTGGCATAAAATTAAGCGGCGGTGATGGTGATGGTTGGCGTTCCGTAATCTGTGATCGTGTAAAACCATCCAGTTGTGGGAAGGAGATTTAAATTTCCCGTGTCGTTTGTGGCCTCTCCGCCATACGGTCCAGCAAAGTCTCCGTTAATAACTCTTCTTAATCTCCAAATTGTTCCAGTCCATTGTAATAAGCATTCTTCTCCGCTATCAATAAATTGATACCAATTGATATGCACCCCAGGTATGCTTCTAGTGTAAGTTCCATTTACTTGATCTGCAAATGTAATAAGCAGGTTTGTTGGTGTGGCTGGGTTAATCCCACTAGGTGCGGCTCCGCCTCCACCAACTTTACGGATAGTCTGCACGCCTAAGCCTAGAGACAATCTTGGCATAAAATCACAATGCAATCACCCGCCAAGGGATAGAACCTTTGGCGGTGTGGTTGCTTGAATCATTAACCAGCTATGTAGCCGATCACCTTGCCAGTTCCAGCCGTGTAGCTGTCGAACTCGCCATAGATGATGTTGCCTGAGCCAATCGTAACGCCTGTCAGAGTGCCATCATATTTACCGCTAATTGCGCTAAACGTGGTATCTGAAAGCATTTGGATTGCCCAATAGCCAGGTGCTGCCGTTCCAGTGCTTCCTACGGAAAATCCGTATTGGGCCTGGAACTTATCTAATGCGCGGGACATTAGCTATGCAGGGCAATCCGATAGGATGTGCCGTTAAGAGTCACGTTCAAGGACGCAGGGGCTGTTGCAACTGTGTTAACAGTGCCACCGCTGGAGCTTGCCGTAAACTCAATGACGTTAGCGAAGTTAGCTCCGTTGATACGGACTGCTTTATTCTTCGCCTTAATTGGACTTCGTTGAAACTCATCACTCATTTTATTTTTCTCCTTATAGCCGCACGTTTGATGCTATCTGGCGTGAAGTTACTTTTGAATCTACTGCCAAGCTTTTGTTCTTGGCGGTAGTACCCCTTCATTAAGTTTGTTTGATTGACTCCCAGCGGGTTGTCGAGGGGTTCGCCAACCCCCACTAGGC